TAGTGTGTATTGCCCTTTATCTTCTTCTGTGCGTAGGTCTACTTCGTCTAATGGTTTGCATGATGGGTGTAAGTACATTTTGCTGTTCATTTTTGTTTGTATTGTTCTTAGTGCGTGATCAAATTGGACAGCATCGGCCCATTCTTCACTATTTTCTTGTATTCTGCGCCATTCATGATCGCTATGATATGGGCAGCCTATGCAAGCGCTACGGGGTGCGGTGTAACCGTGCTTCTTTAACCATGTTAGGCAGTCTGTGCGTTTCATGCGTAGGTCTAGTAATGGGAACTGGTTTTGTATGTATTCTACTGGGTTGTCTTTTGCGCGTTGTATCTCATCCACACTTATGCCCATTAAGTTTATGATTGTGCCGTGTTCTGGTTTCCATCGTTGCCTGTATGCGATGCCTATAAGTTCGCGTTGTTTTCGTTGTATGGGCGCTATTTTGTAATCGTAGGTGCATTGCCTCATGCTTAAACCAGTACCGCCATGTTCATGTTTCATATGTACTGGTATTTTAATGCGCCCCGTTTTTAAGGTGTCTTCCCGCAAATTACCTTTTTTAACGATATGTACCTGGATGCCTGCGTTTTCTAGTATTGGTGTAAGCCATTGTAAATGCACATATGTTGCCTGTTCTTCCCACCCTGTATCAGCGAATATGGCGTGTTCTACTGTCTCTATTTCCCCATGTACAGCTAGTAGCGCAACCGTAGTTGATTGCACGCCAGCACCCAAAGACAACATACGAGTTTGTTTCATTAGAAGAGATCATAAACGCATTGTGTGCAGCGCCAACGAACGCCCTTCATACGTTCATAATAGGCTTTACTAGTTCTGTAGTTATCTCCGCATTTCATGCACATAATGAACCATTCGCCGTTTTCTTGCTCACCGTGTCGTATCACGTCATTAGAATCTGTCATTTTTCAACATCTTTCTGGCTTCTGCGATGTGTTCTTTCGCTGTTTTAGATGGTTCTTCTTCTTTTGTTATTGTTATGTTGTCCACTGGTGAATACCCCCCCTGCTCATCTGTGGATACGGGGTTGTTCTCTGTGACACCCTCCGCTAGGCCATTCACAGCCTTTTCCACACTTGTGGATAGTTTAAAAGTGACGGTATATAGGTTCGATGTTTGGCCTTCACCCTCTGGTCGATACCTTTGTTTCACGTGTAACGCCCCTGCTTTCTGCAATTCATCCAAATGCCTGCGTACACTAGATACGCTCATGTTGGTTTTAGCTGCCAAAGTACGATGTGAAGGCCATGCTGGGCGGTCCCTGCCTGCCATGTCCGCTAGGCAGCAATAGACGCGTACAGCGCCACTAGTAAGTTCTTTATGTTGAATGACCCAACGGGGGACCATAGCGAACGGTGGCAGATCGCTTTTAAGGTCGTGTTCACTCATTGCCGACTACTTCCAACGCTGCATACACGCCAGCGCTAACCGCTAGAAACGCTGTAATCATAACAAAATCCATGACCCTGTTCTGCTCGTACATTCGTAGAAAACTGATAACCATAACGTAACCGGCCATTGCTAGTAGTAGCAGTTCAGACTTCTTCATATTCGCCTGCTTTCTCCGCTAGTACCCTATCTAATATGTAATGGTCATCATCTTCACACCATAGTTGTAGGCCTTTGCCTACTCGCATAGCGCAGCGTTTCACAGCGTCTGAAATAGCGTTTTTCATGTTCGCCCCGTTATTGTCGGGTTTCGGCCTGTCGCAGTCTCCGGCTTCGGTGATTTCGACTGTTTCGCCGTCTATGGTGAATGTCATGGTGAGTAAAACGCCGGTTATTACCCCATCGTTGTAAAGTATTTGATCTACACGCTGCCCTGTCGGTCCCAGTGTCGCTAGTAGCATTTGTTGTACTGCGGCGTGGCTGCAATACCTGGCCCCGTAACCGGTGGGTAGTGTTGATATCCATTTAGGTGGAATTTTTTTCGCTAATCCCTGTAGTTGTGTAGCCATTATTTTGTAGCCTTTCTATTGTTATACATTAGTTGTTGATGTTGCGCCCATACGGGTTTACAAATAGGGCATAACGCTTCTTTCGCCCTCTGGTGGCGGCGTGCAGCCCCGATAGTACCGCACGGTTTAAGCTGACGTGGCATTCTCGCCCCTTTCTGTTAAAAGATTGATCGCTAACGCTGTCTGCTGTGGCACTACGCCATTGCCTAAAATTTGTAGTTCTGCTTTTCTTGATAGTCCAATGCCGGTTACATGACCTTCTGGGAGGCCCATCATCCACTCAACGAAAACGGGTTCTACTCCTCTATCGTCAACGGGAATTGGTACTGGTCGCCCGATGATTTGCGCCCATTGTTTAACCGCTGGTTCATAAGGACCGAAGAAACCGTTAGGGCAGAATTGCCGTTTATCCTTCCTTCCCAATCTATGTTTGGTCCTGTTGCTTTGTGTTCCGTAGACGTGGGTGTCGGTAACAAATGCGCTATTTGGTTTTCTAGGTTCTGAGGTTTGTCTAGTGGGCGTTTGTAGGGTTTCGTGTTGCGTGGGTCTGCCATAGCGCTGCGTGGTGTCGCTAGTTTGCGCCCAAATAAATAACCGCGCTCTTTTATGAGGTGCGCCGGTGTCGGAAGCTCGTACAATTCCCCAGCGACTGTTATACCCCAGTTTGGTAAGCGTTGCAATGACGGCGGTTCCTCCGAGAGTAAGGTGTCCTGCGACATTCTCCAGCAAAATGTTTCTGGGTCGTAAAACGCTGATGGCATCAGCGATATATTCAAAAATTGCTCTTTCATCTTCTAATCCTTTTCTTTTTCCTGCGGTACTAAATGGTTGGCATGGGTAACCGGCGCATAACACGTCTACGGGTTCGACATCCTGCCATTTAACTGCGGTTAAGTCCCCTAGATTTGGTGTATCAGGGTGATAATGCGCTAACAACGTGTTTACATCTTTGTCGATGTCGCTAACAAAACGTAAATCAATGTCACCGTGCACGGTTTCTAGCCCCATTTCTAAACCGCCGTAGCCGGTGCATAAACTACCCACCGATAACATTCTGAACCCCCCAGTACGTTATCTTCTGAACCTGCCCCGTGTTACCAGGTGTGGTTTCACGTTCAAGGATTAACCCCGTTATGTCATGCCTAGCGTATTCGATCATGCCTGCTTCGCGTAGTTCTAGTAGGCGTGTCGCTATTTGGTTTGTGGATATCGGGTCGCCTGCCCCGTTTACGATGCGTTTACGCATGTCGTAGGCGGTTAAGCCATCTTTGTAGGCGTGTAATAGGCGTAGTATTTGGTGTTTTTGTGTTCCGCTGCGTACTTTTCTCGCTGCTTCGTAACTTGTTTCTGGGTGGTCGTTGCCGGTTTTGCCCCCTGTTTCACCCCATAACGTTGGCTGGTTCATACTAAAAGCCTTCCTGAAGCGTCTATAAATGCTTCTATTTGTGTTGCATCTACTGGCGTGGCGTTCGCTGCCATGCTTCTATGTGGCGTGAATGGTGGGCGTATCTTCTGCCCGATTCTTACCGGCACGCTACCGCATATCCCCCGTAAATCATTGGCTAGGGTTTCTCTTTGCCATGTGTCTGTTACCAGTATGTAAAAATGGCGGTTAGGGCTGTTTTCTCCACCGCTCATAATCTCAAAATATGGGTGTGCGCTTTCTTGTATCATTTCCCTGAATTGGGTTAAATATGGTAGCTGCGCTTCGTCTATATCTACTGGGATAACTTCAGGCAGCATGTCACAGCAGAAAGCACGCCCCGATTTCACCGCTTTATCGAAATCATCAAAACCGGCGCATTTGTTATCTGCGTTTAAATACATTGCTGCTTTATTTTTGTTCACAATTATGTCGTATATGGGATTCATTGTTCGCCCCCGTATTCGGTGCGGTACTGATCCTGCATCATTTGGATAGCGTCATAAATAGGTTTCATAGCCCTATCGACACGGGTCATATCTTCCAAATAGTTGATTAACTCCTGTCGTATCCAATCAGACAGTTGCGTATTAATAACGTTTAACAGGTGATCGTCAGCGTATTCGCCTAGATCTAGTTTCATCATCGCTACTTCCGCTGGGTTAGCATCCAAGATAGATATTTCTATTACCTGTTCGGTTTCGTTTACGGTACAAACCACTAGTTTTCGTGTGGGTTCATCCGATACGGGCAATAGCTTTAAATAAATTATTCCGCGTTTACTCATTAGTTTCAGCCTTAGCGGTTAGCTGCATTTGTTGTTCAGTGAAACCTAAGTTTTGTGCGTCGGAGTGTACGTCTATGTAGTCCATGCCTGACGGTTCGTATTTACCGCCGTAGTCTGGGACTGCTATATCTAGCGTCACCCTAATGATTTTGTAATCCATGTGTAGCCTTTCAGTTAATTAATTATTATTTGTCTGCGTAAATTATGAAAGCAGGGCTTTCGAATAGTCGGTCATACAATTTATCAGCGGTAGCGTAGCCTTCGTCTGTGTCTAGTAAAGGCATATCGCTATCGATATATAAGTCCATTGCATGTTTTATGTGCCGCAACTGTTCCGCACTTAATGTTAGGTTGTATCTTTTGCTTCTTTTGCTCATTGTGTAGCCTTTTATTTGCTTATTTTAAAAGTGACAAGTTTGCCACCTAGTTTGTGTGGATATTGCATCATTGCACCAGATTCTGCTAGATAAACTATTGCTTCTTCTCTAGTTATATTAGAGAATCTTTGTAATTTGTTCTGTATTTTTTCTTCAGATATTTCAATTTCAGTTACGAAATCTTCATGATCTTCAACTATTACATTTACTGTTTTTACAGTCATTGTGTAGCCTTTCTTGTACCGCATTTCGGTACATAATCTATATTACATGTTTCAACACCATTGTCAACACCAAACTAAGAAAAGTTTATTTACCGGTTTTTGTTGAACCTGCAAAAGCTTGGTTAATCTCATCAATGCTAAGTTTTCCATCGTCCATAAAACCAGCCGCTAACTTCTGCAACACTTGCGCTACTGCGCTGATACCCGCCAATAAAGCCGCTGTAGCTGGGCTTATATCAGACGAGATAAGACTAGCACCGCCGATTACCGCCATAGCTTGATAGCCGAAAACGCATATAACCCGTATTAGTGTATTAACTGCTATTTGTATAGTCATTTTTTTTCATCCTCGTAATAGTCAATGGCTACGCCAGCCATGTGCATGAATAAACTAGCGACGCTTATATAAATAGCCCACCGTAAAACCTGATCCGTGAGGGTTATTAAAACAAGGCCCACGCCACCGATACCCATACCCAAGTAAAGTAATTCTTTCGCTAGTCTTTTAATCACGGCGTACCCTCCTGCCTGGTGTTGTTGGTCCTGCGCTGGTGGTAGCCGTTGGTCTTATTGTAGTAGAAATACCTGCTACTACGGTGGTAACAGCTATTACGGTTTTTCTATCTTCTGTTGATATTCGGCTGCCTACTGCGACATAGTTGGCGTAGTCGTCGGAATCAAAGTAATTAACGTTCTGTTCAAACGCTTCTTTAACTTCTACGGGTGCTTCGTTTACTACTTCAACTATTTGTTGTCGTGCTGCTGCCGGTAGATCCTCATATTGGGTATTTTCTGTGATGGCGGTTATTTCTTCTTCGGTTATTTCTTCTTCGTCTAGGATTTCTTCTAATTCTTCTATGATTTCATTATCTAAATCTTCTGCTATTAGTTCTTCTAAGATTTCTATTTCTTCCTCATCTAGTTCTTCTAATTCTTCTTCTGTAAATAAGTCTTCTATCGTTTCGGCTGGTTCTGGTTCTTCTGGTTCTTCCAATTCTTCATCGTCAATAACTGGTTCTTCTTCAATTTCTTCCACTTCTTCAAATTCGGGTTCTTCCACTTCTTCAAATTCTGGTTCCTCCGGTAGTTCTGGTAGCTCGTCTAAATCTTCTATTTCTATTTCTTCTACGTCGTCTGGGTCGTCAAAATCAAAACCCCAATCTATGTCCCCGTCTGTTATTGAGTCGTCTAGGATTTCCTCTATCGTTGGCGGTTCAATAATCACAACGGGTGGCGGTTCGGGTGTTGGTTCTGGTGTTGGTTCTGGTGTGGGTTCTGGCGTGGGTTCGGGTGTAGGTTCGGGTGTAGGTTCGGGTGTAGGTTCAGGTGTCGGTTCAGGTGTCGGTTCCGGTGTCGGTTCCGGTGTGGGTTCCGGTGTAGGTTCAGGTGTCGGTTCAGGTGTAGGTGTGGGCGTTGGTTCTGGTTGTTCTTCTTCTGGTTCCTGAACTGTCACCCCCTCAACATCTAACGTATACACGCCGTAATAATTTTCGTAAGTGTTTGCGTTCAGACGGTAATCACCGGCCTGCAACGTCACCGACAGGTAAGAATCCCAGCAAAAATTATTTACCCCATCGTTAAAAGGTGCGCTGTCGTCATCTTCAAACAAAACGTTGTCCTGGTCATCAAAAATGTACAGGTAAGGGTCCGCGTATATGCTTTCAGCGCTATGCGTTGGACATGTCAAACTGGTATGAGTCGTAAAAGTGACTGTGGTTTCTTCAACTATCGTAAAGGTTAAATCGACGCCGTTGCCGTCTGTTACATCAATGTTACAAACTAGTAGCCCGTTTTCGTTTACGTTACAGGTGGCGGTGTTGGCGTGTGCTGGTGTGATCCATGCCAGTAATAGTGTGGCTACTAGTCCGCATTTCGCTAACGTGTAGAACGGTTTAGATTTCTTCACCGTACATAGTAGCCAATTCGGAATCCTTGTTTTTCCCTGCCAGTAAACTGCAACTATTGTCGCCGGTGAATCGTGCAGCGAAGTAGCCTTTCAACATGCTTAACACGGCTGCGCCACCTGCCCCTAGTATTAGTTTCCATTCTGCTGCACCCATATCTACGATTTGGTCTACGGCGATCATGCCTGCCGTAGCCTGTATAAAGGTGCTGATAACTCTTTCTAATAAATCTTTGTAATCAATCATTATTTCCAACCTAATGCTTTCCATGTGTTCTTACCGCATAAACCATCGGCGACTAGTTTACGGCTTTTCTGGAACCGTTTAAGCGCTGCTATGGTAAGCGATCCTGCTATGCCGTCTATGCCTGAATACTTCGGGTTTTTAGAAACCCTAAACCCTAGTTCGGTAAGTTTTTTCTGCATTGCTTTAACGTGTGCGCCCCTGCTACCCCGTTTAACTAACGGCATGGCCTTAGATTCTGGCTGTTTCAACGGCGCTGGCGCTTTCGCCCTAGTAAGGCTTTTATCTTCTTTGCCTTTCATCGCTGGCGCTGGATACCACCCATACTTACCGCCCCCAGTATGGCCAAAGGCCTGATGATGCCACCACTCCGAAGGCACGGTTTTAGCTAGGCCGTATTCTGCTGCGATTTTGTTTACTTGGCTGGTGCTTATTTTGCCCACTACCCGAAAATCAACGGCGTAAGCGAAACCATCTTTTTGTTCTAAATGCCATGACCCTCTGAATTTGCCTGACGGTCCGAAGGTGCGGTCTGGGTTAGCTGCCAAATTGCCCGTGCCTGCCTTGTACCGCCTGTATAGTTCTTTCTGTTGGGCGTAGGTTCTGCATCCGCTGACTACTTTCACTTTTCCTTTAATGCGTGGATCGTCGAAGAAATGTTCTAAGCGTTCGATCATTTTGGGGTGGATTTCTTTAAGGCGAACCCAATTACCTACGGTAGGTATTGTCATGATGTTGGCTCGTCTGGAAAATTGGCGGTGTCACTAGGCACCCAGTCGGCGGGAAAATCTCTTAATGCTTGTCGGTAGGTTGCCCATTCTGCCTTCTTAGAATTAGATAATGGACTGTCTGCCATTTGTGTCCAATCTGATCGCGATAGAAGCGCGTCACGTTCTTGGCGCATACGGTCAGTAAGGTATTTGTTCTCGTTGCCTGATGGTGCTAAAAATGCGTCTAAATCAATATTCATGTTGTTCTGTAAATTCCCTGTATGTAAAAATTAGCGCTAGTATTCCAAGTTTCTGGTATTGTGCTTTTAGTAAATTTCGGTTGCGTATACGTTGAGCTTGCAAGTTGTGCGTACATTAAAATATCTCCTGAGTTCAAGACAACTTGTAAAGCGTAGATGGTGCTACCTTGTGGTCTGCACCAACCCCCGCCGATTATTGCGTAACTTAGTTCTGAGGCGCTGGCAGGCATTGAAGAATTGCTTAAATCTAATTTAAACGCGCTCGTGCTAAAACTGGAACTACTGCCTGCTTCAAATTCAAGCTCAAACATGCAAATTTCATTTACTTGCGCGACTTTCAATGTCTGCGTTGCATCCCCTGCTGTTATGCCTGCTTCCCAACTTGGCGTTTTTGCTTCAAAATCAGCTATTTGGTTTAATTGGGCCGCTGTTAAGACTGCGCCAGCGGTGAAATCAAAAGGATTCGCCATAATCCTATCCTACCCTATTCGTGCCTAATACGCCGATATTAGCATTATCTAACGTCAAACTCTGATTATCGTTAGCGGTAGCCAATCTTAAAGTGATCGTGCTACTAGTAGGCGTGACATGAATTTGCCTGCCGGTAATGACACTCTGGTAGGTGCTAGCTGAACTAGCGCCGGTGGGTGTAAAAGTGACGCTAGCGACTGACCATAAACAAGTACTGACGCTCAAAAAATCGGCGTAGTTTTGTCGGCTGCTGCTATCCATTTGTTCGTTTACTGCTTCTAAAGTTACAGTTGCGGTTTGAGCCGTGAATTGCACATCAGCGAAGCGTTTAATCCAAAAATTGCCTATCTTTGCTTTTTCCGTATCGGTAACGCCACCAAAAATGTAGCCGATAGTTTTACTATACGTGACGCTTCTAATCCCTAACGTGTCTTGGCTGGTCGTGTCATTAACGAACGTAGCTGCTGAACCGCTAGCCGGTAAGTTTCCCTGTATTTGTGCTTGGTTCACGGTGTCTACGGTGTTGTATTGGGTTGAAACGTTTCTTACTGGGAATTTGTCCGCTGTTTTATCGCCGGTTAATTCAAATAAACGGTAGTAATTGGTGCTTGAAACTGTTTCTTTTGTTAATAAACGATTTAAATACGCTGCGTTTAGGGTCCATTTGGCTGCGCTGCCGTCATACGTGGCCGTAGTTGGGAACAACACCGCCGGACCACTGGGCAATACTTGGTTACTGATGTAGTCGCGTGCTGTTCCATCGTCGAACGTGTCTATGATCCCTGAATAACCTATTGGGTAGGTGGCGGTTTCTGAAGGGTCCACGTTATTCTGTTTAGTTACAGCGCATACGGTGTCGTTAGTTGCACCGAATTTAGGGAAAGGTACAGCGTCTACGCCTGATGGCACGCCGTTAATAATATCTTGTGAGATTGCGTCTAGTGTGCCGTAACTGGCGCTGGTTTCATCTACTGCGGTTACTGCGTCCCTACCGGCGAACGTGAACGGGTCTGCGAGTGTTAGCATTAGCGTTGCGTTGCTGCCATCGTCTGTGAAGTCCATGTCTATGACGACCATGTATGCAACATCAGCGGTGGTAGTTGTTGAACCGTCGTTAATGTCACACGTTACGCGTATGATTTTATTAAACCAGGTGAAGTTTTGATAGGTTCCCCCACCTGACGGCGTGAATAGGTTCCCTGTGTTGTCTAGGTGCATGTAACCGCCGAACGTTGCCATGCGTCCTATGTCGGCGTTTTGGTGGATGCTGAACCCTAGTACGCTGCTAGTTAAATCAGTGGTTGTTGAAGCGTCTAAGAATTCTATTTGCCAAGTGTGGGTGCAGGTCATTTTCTTACTAGGTTGTTGGTGGCTAGTGGGATGCTGCCGTTTCTTCTTACGTATGCTTCGAGGGCTGCTACGATGTCGTTGCCGTCTGCGCCTGCTGGCATGTTTATATTAATTGTGGTTGTTCCCATACCGCCCATACCGCCCATTTTTGATAGTGGGACTATAGCTTCTGGGCCATTTTCTGCGACCATTGCTAGGCCTTTATTCATTATTATCCCACCGTCAGCCCTATTGAATAAACCGCTTACTAAACCGACCCCTTGGGTAGCGCCTCTCCAGATTTGCCCTAATGGGGAAGCGCTCACCGCGCCTTTTGCTGCTTCACTTGTTTTAGAGTCGCCAGTAAAGAAATCTTTAACATTTCCGCTTACATCTATTAATGTTTTTACTAAATCAATTACGAACTGTACCGCGGTTTTTACTTCTTCTACTTTTTCCAAGAATACATCCCATATAGCGCCCATAACTGCCCTAGCTTTTGGTGAAACTATCATTAAATAAGATATGCCCCCTACTACTGCAACTATGGCAGCAGCTAAAAGGGTTGCTGGCGCTAACGCTATCCCGATAGCACCGCTAAAGGCTTTCATGGCTGTCGTTACGACCATGACTGTTTTTAGTACTTTAAAGGCTGCGATGGCTGCGCCTATCCCTATAGCTAACGATATGTAAAGTTCTTTATGTTCTATTATGTGTTTTTTTGTTTTTGTAAAAGCTGAACGTAAGTTATCAAAAGCAGTTATTAACGCTGGTATAACTTTTTCGGTGATTGTTTCCTTTAACCAATTCGCTAGTATCGGCAACCATCGTTGAACCGTTTCTTTAACCGGCGTTAGAAAATCTACGACAGCATTAGCAGCGTTTTTCAAAGCTGGTGTCCATTCCTCAAATTTAGTTATTAAAGCACCTAAGCCAGCAGCCATTTTTTCGGCTATAGGTAACAAAACACGCCCCAACGTTATCCCCAGATTCTTCAAACGGGCATTCAAAATTCTTTGCGTGTTAGCTAACCCTTCACTGGTCCTAGCAAAATCGCCGGTAGCGCCCTGCGCCCCTAATTGCTGCATGATAAGGCTATGCCGTGCCATTATCTTCTGACCTTCAGATAACTTTTCGCCCTGTTCGATCAAACCCATGTTCAAGCCTTCAGCTTCTACCGCTGCTGCCGTCATTAACACGCCGATAGATTGCAACGGTTCAACTGATCCCCGTAGACCAGCGTTGAGTTTCGCTAGTGCATCTTCCGGTTTCAAGTTATTAAATGAAGCTACGTCTGCTGAGAGTGTTACCAGGTCAGTGCTGAACGTGCTTAGGTCATCGCCGGTTAATCCTGCTGCTTTTCCGAATACGCCGAAACTGCTAGCTGCTTCTAAAAACTCGGCTTGGGATAGTCCTACGGCGCTGGCTGCGCCTTTGGCGCTGGTTTCTATGCCTTTCGCTGCGTCCCCGAATATTTGATTAGCCTTAGATAGGCTTTCTTCGAAATCTACTGCTAGTCCTATGCTTTTAGCGCCTACGGCTGCGAACGCTGCACCGGCAGCCAAACTAAACTTGCCTATTTGTTTGGTCATTGTGCCTAGTGATTTGGTGGCTTTGCCCAGTGCTTTGCGTAAGGGTTTGCTATCTCCGGCTACTACTACGTTAATGATGCTCGTTTTTTTAGCCATTTAAAGCCCTGCTTTTTTCTGTATTTTTTTAACGCCTTTAAAATATGTTTCAAATACTTCGTTATGGCGTTCATCTAAAGCATCGTAAAGAAACGGGTTGGGAAGTATGGGGCCGCCTTGCCATCCTTTATTAAAATCAGGGCGTGTAGCCCAGCCGAAATGAACGGGACCGGCGTACGGGACACTTTTGAAACCAGCGCGCACCCTACCGGCGGTTTTGGTTCCTGAAGCCCTTATCGTGTCTCTGAGTTCTTTAGTTTTTCCAATAGGCGCTAGTTGGCTAGCCCTAAAAGCAACTATTTTCGCAACATCTTCGTGTAGTTCTTTCAAATCGTCAAAACCTGCATCTAAAACACTCAAACGCCGTCTTAAAACTTTCATGCCTTGCGTTTTTATGCTTAGCGGTTGTTTAACCATTTCGCCTGTTCGCTCTTTCCTGTTCCTTTACGATGTCATTCTGGGCTTTTATAAGCGCCTTAATCATATAAGGTTCACACTCCAGCAAATCCGTGACGGGTTGCCCCGTGATAAGCGCTAGCCTAGCGATTGAATATGCGGTGTGTCGCTGTCCAAAAAATCGGTTTCACTCTCCAAAAGTGCTATATCTTCTATTTCACTACTTATCCATTCGTCGAAGAGTTTAACTACTCGCCCACTTTCACGGGTAGCAGTCCAGGCAAGCCAGCAAATATGTTCTATGCTGGGGTTGTCGCTGAATGCACCGGCTAGCGTGGTTTTAAATTCTCTTTCAAATGCGATTGCTGTCTTTAGGCTTATTGACACTGTGTACGCGTCGCTTGAATTAGCTGGCGTAATTTGTAGCCTTATGTCAGATCCAAGCATGTTATCAGCTCGTAGCTTTCGTAATCGCACCATTTATCGGCCATGATACGCTAACGGTGCTTAAATCTCCTACGCTGCCATCTACTGGGCTGTATTCGGCCACGAAACAAGACATCGTATACGACGGGTTCGTAGCTGAAACACTGGCCGCTACCGGCTTGACTACTACGGTAGTTGAAGTGTTCACTAAAGCGTAAAGCGTTGCTTCTACTTTAGCGCTAGCGTAATCCTGATTAAATGTAATATCTAGGGTTCCACTTTCAAGCCCACCTGTGTAGGTTCTTGCTGTGTCTCCCATCGCTGTAGTATCTACTGCATCTGCTGACCTGTTAATAGCGACGCTTGTAACGTGCGCTGAAAGATCAACTGAGTTAATAACAACACTGGCGTTTGTTAAAACTATGTCTGCCATTTTCTATTTTTCCTTCTTAGTTGTAGGGTTTGTATCTTTTAAATGAACGCCTAATAAAGCGTCTATGTTTACGCCATGTAACTGCTTCGCTGTTACGGTGTCGCCTTTTTCGTGACCTGCGAAATTGTCGCTAATCACTTCGTATTTGCTCATAATTTTTTTATCTCCAATATCTTGACATTATGCGAGTACTTCCACATCAAACTGTACTCCCAAGAATACAGCATCAGCGAAATTTATGGGGCCATAGTTCCTAGCATTCGTGACCGTCACGGCTGTCGCTTCCCCGTCTAGGGTCTGGTCCGCTTCTAACGCTGTCGGTACTGTTACCAGGTAATCGTTTAAAAGTTCTTGATTGCTGGTGCTTTCAAACCGTTGCGCTGCTACCACAATATCGAACCGGCAAGTAGCTAAACCTGCTGCTACGGTTCCCATCGCTTCATGGAACGTGATCGCATTATTTGAAGGCACGATAATGCAGCAGGGTGGCGTTAAAAAATCGGGTACGTAATCGTAGACTGTAACGAACGCCTGCGGACTTGAAACGGTCTCTAGGCGAACTTTTAATTCGGCCCTGATGTTGTCGTAATCCATTAGGCTGCTGCCGGTAACTTCAAACCCCGTAACAAGGCGATAACTTCAGGATCTGTTCGACTGATACGCACAAATCCTACGTCTACGCTGCCAGCTTGAAAACCCAACGGGCTGCTACGACGCTGATACAAACGTGCTGCGATAACCAAAGCGCACTGTTTGATCTGATCTGGTATAGCCATGCCGTAACCCCAGAAAGCGGTTATTTGGACTGTAGGCCTGCCGTATCGGTCACGTGGCCATGCTGACCCATCTACACGCTTTATGACCCTGTACGGGGCTGCATTGCCGTTTAGAACGTAATCTGTGGTTATTGTTAGCGTCGTGTCATAGGTTCCATCTAAACCCGTGTCAGTTTTGACTATTAAACCGTCAGTTTTAGCAATATCGTCACAAAAAACGGTGTAATCGTCGTACGGTATGAACGTTTTAGCGGTAGCGCCTGAAGGTACTACGAAAGTTCGGCCCGTGATTTGGTCGATTTCCGCGTCGGCTGCTGCTATGGCGTTATCTATCGCCGTGTTTTCGCTGCTGGTCCCTGACGGTATGCCCAGGTAGGTTTTGACTAGTGACTGCGTTGTGTACGCCATTAGTTATTTTTTCTTTGCTGGCGCTTTTTTCGCTGCTGCTTTTTTCGCTGGTGCCTTTTCGGGTTTTTGTATCCTGCTGGCTGCCTGCTTTTCCCATAATTCGTTACTCATAATGTTCCTTAAATGTTGAGAGGTGAGGACCGCCACCGGCTACCAGTGACGGCCCTCAAGACTCTGTTTAAATTAGAAGCTAGGAGCTACTAAGCCAGTTCCGCTTATCATGCTGACAGATGCTGGGTAGCGTCCACCAATGAAGCATGCGTACTGGTATGCAACTAAAGTTACTGTCAGGTTTAAGCCTGCTGTTTGGTCCATTCTTACCATTGCTGGTTGTCCTGCATCCTCAAAGAGAAGCATGTCGCCGCGTCGCACGATGAAGATAACGTCTTCGTTGCCGCCTGAACCTGCACCGGTTGAGATTTTGCCTGATGTAACAACTGGCAAACCTGCAATACTGGCGCCTGTGACACCATAACCGGCAATCGGTCCGGTACCCAAAGCGTTTTGCGGCACGTTCTGGGTAGGTACTACAAGAGGCCGCCCGCTGGAATCTGTCTCAGCTTGGAACCAGGCTAATCTACGCGGGTGCATAACGATAAGGTCAGCGCCTGCGAATCGGTTTGAATTGATTTGCTGTATGC